AAGCCATAAGATCTGGCAGTCAGGAAGAATTAGACGCAGCGTTAAAAAATGTTCCGCCAGAATATCAAGCTCAAGTAGATTCTTTTGTTTCTAGTCAAATTGAGGCCGAAGAACAGCTTCAAGATTTTAGAAGCAACAGTATTTTGAAAACCCAAGAACCCATAAATAAAGACTTTTCAAGTCGGATTAAGATTTTGGACGAAGCTGATATAGATACAGCGGGGCTTCAGGAGCTGAACAAACAGTATATGGAAGTACTAGATAAGCATTGGGATGGGTCTAAGTGGGATGACCTAGCAAATAAAAAACGAGCCGCTACGCTTGAGGAGCGCATAATACAAACGATTGAAAGACAAAATGACACGATTAGCTTAACCACATGGCGAAGACAGCAAGACGACAAAGCGCGTGAACAAGCAACGATCGAAGACGCAAAAGAATCTATTGATACTTACACACCTAGCGACCGCAGCGTTGAAGCTAGAGCCGAAGAATTAGCTGCCATAGCTGGAGAGCTAGGCGCTGGAGAAAAGCTTAGCGACTTGCCTGGAGAGGATCGAGCCAAATATTTGGACGATGCTAGGGCTGAGCTAATAGACGAAAATGCGCGGCTACAGACAAGCAGGATTCGTCGTATTGATGTTTCTGAAACACCACCCGATATGATGCGCGCAGTTACCCAAAAACAAGCCGACAGAATTTCTGAGTTTACCTCTGAAGAACAAAGATTAATTCTGGAGGAATATGCGGCAGAAGAGGGCATGGTGGATATTGACGAGATAATAGATGATCTTTTGGAGTTTGAAGACATCCAGAAACCCGTTCCGCCAAAAAAAGCGCCTGAAGAAAAGCCTAGTGGCGAGAAAGGTACGTTTAAGTTTAGAGTTCCAGAAAAAACAGCAGATCTCCTGAGATTTTTCGGCACCCGAGTTGTAGAAAAAGATGAGTGAAGACCGAGACAGAAGAAGGCGGCGCCGTTTACGGAGAGGTCGCAGCAGAAGGCGGAGATCTGGCCGTCAGCCCGTAGCGGAATACGGTTCTTTGAGGGCGGGGGCCATAGACTTCCTTGAGTCTGCGGCGGGAATAGGTGATGAGCTTGACGCTGCGGCCCGTTTAATGTCTGGTGAGGCCGATAGTTGGTCGAAGGCGATTGAGGGATCTAGGCGAGAACTGCGTTATTTTGAGCGAAGAAACCCTGGAGCATCACAGTTTATAACCGGCGCTGGAATAGCCGCAGGGTTGTTCATTCCTGGGATGGGGATGGCAAAGATAGCTCAGGCCGGAACTAGGCTGGAGCGAGCGAGAAAGGCTGCGTTGCTGGGTTCAGCAGAGGGTGCCGCGTATGGCTTTCTCTCTGGGGAAGAGGAAGAAGGGCGGCTTACCGGTGCGCTCCTTGGTGGGGCTTTAGGCGCTGGGGTCGGCGGTGCGTCTGGCGCGTTCTTAACCAAGGGCGCAGATGCCGTGCAGCCTGCTGCTGTCGCTCGGGCAGATGACGCAGATACCCCATTTATAGGCGGCGAAGAAGGATTTGTCACCGTCACTCAAGCTACAGAAAAATCTAAGCCTGGGTTTGAGGTAGATACCAGCACTCAGAAACGCCGCGCTAGGCGGGTTGATGCAGATGAGGATGCGGTAAGCGCAGAAAACATAGAGCCTGCAGAAGCCAGCGGTGTGATAGGCAGCGTTCTGCTTGGCACTCGCCAGTGGCTTGTTAAAAACGTAGGCGAAAGGGCTGCAAAGCTTGCAGAAGATGCAGAAACAATGATTCGCCATGATCGTCGAGCTTTAGACGATGTTTTTGAAAACACTTTTGCTGATGCTTACAAGCTGCTTGACGAAAACAACCAACTCAAACTTCTCAGCACACGAATGAATCCCAGAATTTCCAAGAAGCAAAGGGTCACTTGGGATATGTTCAACGCGGCCGCAAAAACGCCTGAAGAAAAGGCAATTGTCAAGCAAGTCGAAGAACAAATTAAAACTTTGCAAGGCTTGGATGTCGTCAAGGGATCTCCTGACTATTTCCCGACAAAGGGAGCGATTGGCGGCAGAGACTCTGTAAATATGACCGTATCGGATTACGCCAATCCTATCGACGCGATCAAGGAAATGGCCGAGGACATAATGACGGCTAGGGCGTTAGCGCAGCGTTTTGGTTTGATTGATGAGAAAACTGGGAAGCTTGTTCTTGAGCAGGGCAAGTCTCCGCTAAAGCTGCCTGACGCGGAGAAAGCACAAGGCAGGGTCAACTACGTTATCAAGATGATTCAGGTTAAGGCTCGAAGAGAGGCGAGAAAGCAATATCTAGCGCAGGGTCTATCAAAGGCCGATGCCGCAGAAAAAGCAAAGGCGGTATCTGCTAACTTGGGCAACGGCTTGCGATCACAAATCATCGCATCAAAAAAGGGTGGAGACGCCGTGGGTGCCGTATCTCGCAGGCTGACATCAACCGCTCTGCTTGCCAACCCTCTTAACGCGGCTCTTAACCTTATTGAGGGTATTACCGCTCCCGTCTATCAAAACGGGATAAGCGCATGGGCAAAAACTGTCGCGCCTGCGGTGTTGAGGACAGTGACAGTCGCCCTTGATGAGCTTGGAACTACGCCTGTTCTTGGCAAGATAATCCCAAAAATCAATATGGATACAAAGCGATGGCTTGGAAATGAAAAGCTGGGACTTGACAAAAATTATATGGGAGAGCTTGCCAATACAGGCAAAAGGGCGGTGTCTGATGCAGCCGACAAGTTTAACTTCATAAGACTTCCGCGTTTTGCTCAGGCCGTAGATGTAGCGGGTCAGGCGCTTTACAAGGTTAGTGGCGTATCAACAGTAAACCGCATGGGCCAAGAGATCCTGACCAATAGCGCGATCAAGCGAGGAATCGCACTTGCAAAAAGCGGCAAAGAAAAAGACCTTGCAAAGTTGCGTAAACATGACGGTATGCGCGGTCTTACAGAAAGTGAGTTTCAATCTACCGTAAAGGCTCTGAGGGATGAGGATTTAAGCA